AATGCATCGAATATTAAATCACTAAATAATGATATATTAGAAAATTTTGTAGATAAAAAATTAATTGGTATATCTCTTAAAGGTCCTATGACTAAAAATGTTCCAATAAAAGAATATAATGTCGATGTGTCTTCATTAAAAAAATACAAATATGCACGCTTTGAATTAGAAACAAAAGGCGGAAACTATTGGTCTGCTAAAAATGGTTCACTAGTTTATAGCTCAGGCATATTAATGTTTAAAGATAATAAACAGTTTGGAAATATTAAAGCTGAAATTAAAGGCGGTAAAGCAAGAGGCGGAGGATTGTCATGGGGAATTATGCATGACTATTTAGTTAGAAATGGCCGTCAATATGGATTAAAACCTCACACTGCATATATTGTTAAACAAGCTAAAAAAATGGATAAAGGCGATGAAAGAGCAATAAAAGAATATTATACATATTTTAATTATTTTTATAATAATGTTTCTTATGAAGAATTTAAAAAGAATTTAAAAGAAAAAGATGGACAATGGATATCATCTAAATTTGCTATTACGATGGTAGCTTATCAATTAGAAAAATTAGGTGGTACAAAATTAAATGATACAATTACAAATTTTATTAACTATGCAGGTTCTGAATTATCAGAATCAAGTGCATATGTAAAAGCAGGAAAATAATGAAATCACTAACTAACTACTTATCAGAAGCCGCAGGTAAAAATACTCATATGACACATATTGAGGATTTAATTCTTGACGGCGGAGTTAAGGGGGCTCGCCAAGCTATCCTAGCGCTTAGGTCAATGAGGGATATGTTGAGCGGTAATGCAAAAGCACCAATAGACATTACTGTAAAGTGGGACGGAGCCCCCGCCGTATTTGCTGGAGAAGACCCGAGAGATGGTCAATTCTTTGTAGCAAAAAAAGGTATATTTAATGCTAACCCTAAAGTATATAAAAATCATGCTGATATTGATGCAGATACATCAGGTGACTTATCTAAAAAATTAAAACTTGCATTCGACCATTTAAAAGGCCTTGGCATTAAAGATGTGATACAAGGCGACTTTATGTTTGATTCAAGTGATTTAAAAAAGGAGAAAATAAATGGAGTTGGACATATTACTTTCCATCCTAATACTATCCTCTATGCTGTACCTCTTACTACGCCATTAGCGAAAGAAATACAAAGAGCAAAGATTGGTATTATTTGGCATACATCTTATAGTGGTTCATCATTCGAAACAATGTCTGCATCTTTTGGTAAAGACATTGTAACTAAACTTAAAAAATCAAATGATGTTTGGATGGATGATGCTACATTAAAAGATGTAAGTGGAACTGCAACATTAACAAAGGCAGAATCATTATTACTTAGTAAAAAGTTATCTGATGCTGGTAAAATATTTCAAAAGATTGCTTCTAAAACATTAAAAGAAATCGAATCAAACAAAGAATTAAACCTAGTAATTAATGTATATAATAATTCAATGGTAAGAAAAGGCCAAAGAATTACAGATACATCAAAACATGCGAAAGGTTTAATACAATTTGTGACTGATAGATATCAAAAACAAATTGACAAACGTACATCACAAAAAGGAAAAGATATACAAATAACTAAAAGAGATGAATTATTATCCTTTTTTAGTTCAAGTAATCTAAAAAACTTAAAAAATGTATTCGATTTACACAATTTAGTTACAGATAGCAAATTAATTATTATAAATAAACTAAATACTCTCAGTAAAATGGGAACATTTGTAAAAACTAAATCCGGGTTTAAAGTAACCAACGTAGAAGGTTTTGTTGCTATAGACCGAATGGAAGGTGGCGCTGTTAAGTTAGTTGATAGATTAGAATTTTCAACTAATAACTTCAGCAAAGATATTATAAAAGGCTGGGATAATCCAGGCTAAATGGGAACCGAGGATAAATGACAATTAAATCATTCAGTGATTATTTAACTGAAAACACAAAAGAAGTTTCATTCGTATTTGGGCGATTCAATCCGCCTACAATAGGTCATGAGAAACTATTTGAAGCACTAAAGAAACAATCACGTGGTGGTTCATATCGCATATATGCATCTAAATCTGTTGATGCAAAAAAGAATCCTCTTCAATTTAAAGACAAAATAAAATTCTTACGTAAGATGTTTCCAAAGCATGCTCGTAATGTAATGGCTGATAAAGATATTCGTACAGTACTCGATGTAGCAGTAAAATTGTATGACCAAGGCTTTACCAAATTAAACATGGTTGCAGGTAGTGACCGTGTAAAAGAGTTTAATATATTATTAAACAAATATAATGGTAAACAAGCTAAACATGGCTTTTACAATTTCGAAGGTGCAATTAATGTAGTAAGCGCAGGAGAAAGAGACCCAGATGCAGAAGGTGCAACTGGAATGTCTGCTTCTAAAATGCGCATGACCGCTCAACAAAACGACTTAGCTGGTTTCGCGAAAGGGTTACCAGCTGGGTTCAATCCAAATGATTTGTTTAATGCTGTACGTAAAGGTATGGGATTAAAACAAGAAAGTACTTTTAGACAACATGTTGATTTACCTGTTGTTTCAGAAGTAAGAGAAGAATATGTAAGTGGTAATCTTTTTCAACAAGGAGATATTGTAAAAATAAAAGAAAGCTCTGAATTTGGTGAAATTGTTGTATGTGGAACTAACTATGTTATAGTTGAAACAGAAAATGGTAAGAAAAGACATTGGTTAGATAATGTTGCAATAGTAGAATATAATGAAATAGGAACTGATGAGTATACACAATACTTACTTAAAAATACACCTTTCGCTAAATTAGTAAAAGAAAGACAAGATAAAGATATTGGAAAAAGAAAAGGTTCACAACCTGCATCATATCATACAGGACTATCAAAGTCTACAAAAGTAAAAAGAGATGCTCAGTTTAAAAAACAAGCTAAAATGGATGATGATAATCCAGCAGCATATAAGCCTGCTCCTGGTGATGCTTCGGCAAAAACAAAGCCATCTAAACATACAAAGAAATTTAAACAAATGTTTGGTGAAATGGCAGAACATATTACATTCGAAGATTTTATGGTCGAAGCAAAAGGAACAGATACTGCTTTAAAGAAAAAAGCAGATAAGTCAGGTATGCCGTTAGGTATATTAAGACAAGTATTTAATAGAGGAGTAGCAGCATGGAAGACAGGTCATAGGCCTGGAACTACTGCAATACAATGGGGGTTAGCAAGAGTTAATTCATTTGTAACAAAATCAAAAGGAACATGGGGTAAGGCAGATAAAGACTTAGCCGCAAAAGTAAGAGGATAAAATGAAAACGTTTTTTCAATTAAGAGAAGCCAAAGTTAAAAAACTTAAATTGGACTTTGATATGGGAGACCCAAGAAAACATCAAGCTGATTGGCAGGAAGAAGATGTTTTTATAGTCAACTGGAACAAAAGTAAAATGGAAGTAACTGTTGAAGGAGAGCCTAAAGCTTTAGAGCAATGGTTAGTAGGAACTTATGGATACGATAAAAAAGAAGCTAAAGATGCAATGAGGACTGCAAAATGAAATTTAAAGAACTAAGAGAAAAATACAGAAGTAAATTTAAACCTGCTGAGATTACAAAGGCAGTGGATATTGCTTTGTCAATGGGTGGTAATATGACCGGTGCTTATAAAAGAATTGAGGCATTTAAAAAAGGTTTAGCTAATGACCCTATGGTAAAACAAGCCTTAAGATTGGCTAATGAATCTGTTAATGAAGGTACAATGGCTATTGGTATTAAAGATAGAGACCCAAAAGAAAGAGCAAAAGCACAAGCACAACTGAAAGTAATGTTAAAGAAAATTGGTAATAAGAAAGTAGGTTCTAAAGAAGGTCAAGACTTTGATGAAGTATTAGATATGCATATATTATCAGACGATGAATTAGCAGATGAGTTTGCAAATCCAAAAAACAAAAATATGAAAGTCAAAGACTTATTAAAGAAACATGCTAAAAGGTTAAACGTAAAATTTGAATCAGTTAACGAAGGATTAAAAAAATCAGGTAAAGGCACTGTTGATGTTGACTATATCGGAGATTCTAGTTTAACTAAAAAACTAGAAAAAAAGTTTAAAGTTAAAATCAAACAAACTGGACGAACAACAGCTGATATATCAGGTGATTATAAAAACATAATTAAACTTTTAAAATCAGATGCTTATCTTATGGATGAAGATGAAATTGAAGATACATTCTCAGAACTTGGTGAAAATGTAATTAAAGAAAATGTAAAAGCTGTCATGAGAAAACATAAGAAACATATTGACAAATGGAAAAGAAGTAATAAGCCAATGCCTATTCAAGTAGAAGATGAATTAATGCAAGCTGCTATGAAAGCTGGTGAAATTAAAACTGATGACCCAGAAGAATTTGATAATTGGTTAGATAGCAATTTATAGGAAAAAAAAATGAAGTTTAATGAATTTAGAAGTAAAATGAAAATCAATGAAGGAGTATACACAAGAGATGATGGTGGTGCTTTTGATGGATTAAGAATAGCTAAGTATCTTGCTCATGAAGATGGCAAATCTTGGAGACGTTTATCTTATGGAGAAACACAAGGATATCTAGATGATGGCATGGAAATGTTAAAAAAAGATAAATCAAAGGCAAGAAGTATTTTGTCTAAACCAACACCGAGAGACTAATATGAAAACATGGAAAGAAACATACACTAATATAGTATTAGAATCTACAGAAGAAACAGATTTATCAGAAGCAAGAATGCCTCAGTATAAGAAAACTAAGTTTGATGGTAAAGAGTTTGATAAAAAGAAAGAAGTCAAAAACATTAAGAATATGATTAACGCACTTCATAAAGTTGCAAAGATGCAAGATGACTTTCAATATACTGCTGAAACAGGTTATACAAAAGATGGTAATCCAAACGACATTTACAAGAAACTCGTTGAATGTGAACAAGCGTTATACACATATATGAATGGTGTAGAAAGAGGTAAATGGGACGGAACTATCGATATGGATAGAGACTAATATGAAAAAGTTTAAGGAACATGCTCAAATAGATGAAGCGCCATTAGTCATGAATGATATGAATATGGTAGATGCTTTATGGAATGAAGTTCGTGATAAAATTTTTAAAGATAAAATGAAAGGCAGGTTTGAAAAACATTTTCCACTCTTACAACAATTGGCAAAGTATGGCGGATATAAAATAACAAAAAGAGGCCAAGATAAAGATAAAACATTTAGGTACGATGTAAAAAAATGAAAACATTTAAAGAGTTTAGACAAGAACAATTAGAAGAAAGCATAGTAGCAGATTTAGTTCTTGTAACAAAAGATGTAAGCAAAATTGCTTATAATGTAGGTGTAATTGGAGCAAAAGCTTTAGGCCGTGGAAGCGTACGTGCTGTGAAAGCTTTAGCACAAAGATATAATAAACAAGCAATTGCAGATAGAAAAGCTGCAAAAGAATTAAAAAAACTTAATAAAGCTGAAGCATTAAGAAAAGCAAAGGCTGCTTATGTAGATGCTAAATTAACTCTTGAAAAAGAGAAAGAACAAATTGTACAATTATCGAAAACAGAAAAAGATTTAAAGAAATCTGATATTGATAAAGCAAAAAAACAAATAGATGATGGTTTAAAAAAATTGAATGTTTTCGCAAAGAAAAATAAATTAACATAGGAGTACTAATGGATATAAAAGAAAAAATGTCAGCAGCTCAAAAGAAGAAAAGATTAGAAATGATTCGTAGAGCAGTAGAAAAAATAAATGCTAAGAATGCTGAACGTGCAAAGAAAGATGCTTTAGCAATGATTAAAGCAATGGAAGATTAATGAAAACCTTTCAACAATTTTTAGAAGGCAAAGGCCTTTGGCATAACATTCATCAAAAAAGAAAAAGTGGTAAACCTATGCGTAAAAAAGGAGAAAAAGGTGCTCCTACAGCTGCTGCAATGAAATCAGCTCAAGAAGGTTCTGGTAAAAGTGAACCTTGGGAAGATGGATTTAAAAGACGAGTTGTAAAGACGACAAAACCTGAACATAAAGAAAAAGGTTATAACTGGAGAATTAAAGGTAAAGATAGAGATGAAGTAACGATTAAGTTATATAAATCAAAACCTAATTTTGCAGAATTTAAAAAACAAATGAAAAGAGTAGCTGGCCATGAGTTTGGTTAATTTTAAAGAATATAGAACTACATTCGGTTTATACGAAGGAACACATGTTCCTTTAGAAGAACCAATGATTGAAGGACCTGAATTAAATAAACCTAAAAGGTCTTCAGGACCAACTAAATATGTCGTATATGTAAAAAATCCAAAGACAGGTAATGTAATGAAAATTAACTTTGGAGATAAAACTGGCGGATTATCAGCAAAAATAAATGACCGAGATGCTGCTAGAAATTTCGCATCAAGACATAATTGTGATACAAAAACAGATAAAACAAAAGCAGGCTATTGGGCTTGTAGATTACCTAAGTATGCAAAAAGTTTAGGATTAAAAGGTGGAGGTAGTTACTTTTGGTAAACCTTCCATTTGCAGAAGAATATAATGTAGACTTTATTGAAAGAGAGTTCTTTGTCGATCGAGACGATGAAGAATATGTTTGGCATAGAGACCATGAAGAGCGTGAAATTGAAATCCTCGAAGGTGAAGGATGGAGAATACAGTTTGATAACTGTTTACCATTTTTATTACAACCAGGCATGATATTTGATATACCAAAAGGTGAATATCATAGACTTTTAAAAGGTGTTAATGCACTTAAATGTAGGATAATTTTAAAAGATGGATAATGAAGAAATGCAGGTATATACAATTCAATCACAAAGATTGGATAGAATAGAAGAGAAATTAGACCAAATGGCTCAGGCGATAATAGCGCTTGCAAGAGCAGAGGAAAAAATTTCGACTCTAGCAGAATTTAATAAGCAGCAAGCATCTCAGGTGCAAATGCTTATAAATAGAATGGACAGTGTTGAGCAATTAGTGAATAGCAATGCAAGCACCGTCAATATAATAAATAAAGTATTCTGGTTGATTATAGCAGGATTTATTGCTGCAATCACTTGGGAATACATAATTCATTTAAGTAATTAACGGAGAAAAAAATGAAATTTAATGACGATATAACACAGAGCATTGCTGCGACAGTATCAGATGTACTAGAAGGTAAAGCTCCTACTAAAAAAGAGGAAGCAAAATATCCTCACGATATGTTTCATCCAAAAACTGGTGAGAAGGTAGTTGCTAAAACTCCTGAAGACCATGAAAAACTTAATAAAAAAGGTTACACTCATGAGAAACCAAAACTGGACGAAGTAGAACAACCAAAAGCAAAAGGCGAAAAAGAGTTTAAAAAGATGCATGATGATAATGTAGAAGTTTCTGGAGAATCACCAGATGGTGAAGTAACCAAAGCTAAAAAAGGTAACTACTATAAAGAAGAAACTAAAACCGAAGAATCAGAAAAGCAAGCAAAATATAAAAAATTCTTTGATGCAGCTTTGAAAAAGTTTGGTGTTAGTTCACCAGCTGAATTAGAAGGTGATAAGAAAAAAGAATTCTTTGACTATGTAGATAAAAACTATGAAGCTACTGATGAGTCAGTTAAAGAAGACGTCAGAGACATGAAAAACTTTAAAGACAGAAATCGTAAAGGCTTCGAAGCCAGAGCATTCATTAAAATTGAAAAAGGTAATACTTCTAACAAATTTGATGATGATTTCGGATTCACTAAAGCTGAACTGGTTCAAATGGATAAACTTATTAGTAAAATCAAAGGTATGCATGTATCTAGTTTTGATGGCGGTTCTTCTGCCCCAGCATCTTTAGAGTTTTATGGCGATAAATCATCCTTAGATAAGTTTGCTAAAGATAGAAACGTGCTAAATATTGCTAAGAAATACAAAACTAAAGTGGAAGTTTTTACTAACAAATAATTGACTTATAAATAATTATATGATGAAAATATTTGACGAACTTAATAATAAGAATTTTAAATTATTTGCGGCCCAACAGTATAGCAATCCGGAATGTACGGATGTTGAAGAGTTTAAACAAGACCTGAGTAGGTTTAAGTATCTAAAAAGATTACTTACTCGCTATGAAGAGCATGGCGAATTGCAAGAGAGATTAATTCTCAATCATATCATAGTTTTATATAACGTATTTGGTATAGAAGCTTGTAATAAAATGATTTGGTTTAAGATAGACATAAATCACTATCAATATATCAAACCATTTTTAGTATATCTTCATTATTTACCTGAAGATGAAAAGGTTGATGTTATAATGGACCCAAATATTGTAGAGGTACTAAGAAAACTATAATGGGAATTATATCAAGAACAGGTGATTTATTCTATGCGTTTCGCTTTTTGAAACTGCTCGTTACTCCGTTCGAAAAGACAAAAGCTTTTGAACTAGGTATCATTGATAAAAATGGTGCTATTCTTAAAAAGCGCGTAGATAGACAAACACCTGAAGAAAAGTCAGCCTATACAGTATTCCATAGATTAGTATTTAATCTTAAGAGACTGATTGGTAAAGCGCCGGGTGGTAAATCACTTGTTGCTCGTTATGGTGCTGCTTTATTTCTTATTAAAGAACATACTGGCATGTCAGATGGTAAAATCTTAAGAAGCTTAGAAAAAGCTTTAGATGTAAAAATCGAAGATGAACTTAACGAGAACTATTGGTATCAAGACCAAGAGTCAAGATTAATGCCTGGTAACTATGTGTTAACAGAAGATATGGCATCTCCTATAACAGGCGAAATCATAGCAAAAGTAAACGAAAGAGTTATCGTAGATGATTTTAAAACACCAGTTGGATGTGTCTCTAATATAAATATCTATAAGGTATTACATTCTAAAACGAAACAAGAGATATACGTGAGCAATAGAGATATAAAACGATGATGACATTTAAACAACATGCTCAGTTAGATGAAGCTTTAGTAAATCCATTAACTGTTACTGCTGTAGTATTAGGAGGTAGAAAAATATTACAAGCTGGTAAAGCCGGTTATCGTTATTTTACTTCAAGACAGACTAAAAAAGTTATTGATAAAGTATTTCAAACTGCAGATGATGGAGCATTAATAGGCCCTCCAAGTAAAATTGATGTAAGAAGATTAAAAGATGTTTGTGGTCCAAATACAATTATTCCTAAAAATAGACTACAAAATATGCTAAAAACGTTTAATATAGAACCAGATGTTTTAGGTTATCTATTAGCATTTTTAGCTGGAGTAGCGACAGTACTTATATTGATGTTAATATTTACAGCAGGAAAAAGCGTAAAAAATATTATAGGATATGTTAATACTAAATATAAAGGTTTAAAAGGAAAATTTAAAAAAATAGCTACTAAAAAAGACACAGAATTTATAGGAAAAACATTAAAGGCAGCATAATGAAAAGAACATTTAAAGAATACGAAGCAATGTGGGAAGACGCTGCAGCAAATTCTGTAGGTGGCGGTGGTGTATCAATGCCAGCAGACATGATGCCAAAAGCAGCTCATAAAAAACATAAGAAGAGAGTTTACGATGGTAGAACCAAAGAAGGTAAAGCATTTGTAAAACGGATTCTTGCAAGTAGAAATAAAAAAATGTTAAAAGGAAATAAAATAGATGAAAACGTTTAAACAATTAATGGAACAACTCAGCAAATATGACTTTAGGTATTATAGAAATTATGAGCTTGAATTAAAAAACCGAGCTAATGGGCGTGATGTAGAAGCTGCATTTAATAAAGCTGGGTATAAAGCATCATCAGGTCGTGGTGGTGATTTAAATGTTATGGGTAGTACAATATCATTTAATAATAATAGTAAGCATTGGGGAACTGATGAAAAGAAACTTAAAGCAGTAATTAAAAAAGTATTAGGCATTGATGTAGATAGATTATAATATGAAAGATTTTGTTATTAAAGTTTGGACTCATCTTAAAAATTTCTGGTATTGGTTATCCAGTTTTTGGACAACAAGATATACTGTTACTGTTTCATATGATAATCAATGGGGTAATGGTGACGACCAACAATATGTTCACGTGAGAAAAATAATCAAAGCAAATTTCAAAGAATTAAAGTTTAGAACTAATGATAAAAGAACTGTGCATATAAAGGGTATGCAAGGTTTAAGATATAAGATAGAGGACGAATAATGAATCAAATGTTTATTGGTATTATTCTTGTGATGGGATTAGGTGGTTATTATCTCTATAATGAAAACCAAACACTCACTCAGAATAATATAAAATTAGAATCAGCTGTTGAAGAGCAAAAGCAGACAATGGCAATCATGAAAGAGCAATATGAAAAACAAGGTAAAGCTCTGATGAATATGAGTAGACAAAATGCTCAAATTGAAAAGGAAAAGGCAGAGTATCTCGCAATATTCTCCAGACATAATTTAGACTTACTTGCTCTAAAGAAGCCTGGATTAATGGAAAATAGATTTAATAATGCAAGTGAAAAAGTGATGGAGGGTATGGAAGATGATACAGAAAAACTATTTAATATCAACAATCCTAATTCTAGCAATTAGTGGTTGTTCATTATTACCTACAAAGAAATTAGAGGTAATATCTAAACCCGTACAAATAGATATTATGCAACCAGATTTACCACGTCCTGTGGAACTTACAGCACCTCAATGGTGGGTTGTATCAGAAGCTGTTATCACTAATCCTTGTAAAAAATCAATACCATTCGAACCAAAGAAGTTTAATGATGAAGGTATAGAACAATTAAAAAGACCAAAGACCTGTGATTTATCTGAAAGAGATAATCCTGATTGGCCTGAAGGTTATACATATCTAGATAGATTTCTAGATGAAATCAAAGAACAAAACAATGGAGATATCGTTTTTGTAGCCACAACTGTTGGTGATTATAAAGTTATGGCTGAAGATATGCAAGAACTCAAAAGATATATTAAGCAATTAGGTGAAGTTGTAATCTATTATAGAGACGTGACAATGCCAAATGGTGAAAAAGGTGTAGGAGTTGGTATTCAACAACCTGAAGCCGTATCTGATATCCGCGGTTAAATAGTAAAAATAACAGTGTACAAATCTCGTGATTTGTGGTATAATATATAATATATGAATGGAACAAATACAATAAATGTCACGAAAAGAGATGGGTCAATCCAAGCATTCGATTTAGAAAAAGTACATAAAGTTTTAGAATGGGCAGTTGAAGATATATCAGGCGTATCAATGTCTGAAATAGAATTAAAAGCTAACATACAACTTTATGATAAAATACCTGCTTATGATATCCATGAACTTCTAATTAAATCAACTGCAGAATTAATTTCTGAACATACACCAAACTATCAGTTTGTTGCAGCTCGTCTTATATCTTATAAGATGAGAAAAGAAGCTTATGGAGAATATGATGTTCCTCCATTAACTTCTATTATAGAACGAAACGTAGAACTCGGTGTTTATGATTCTGATATTCTAAACAAATATTCGGATGATGAAATACTTGAGTTTAATAATTATATTAAACATGAAAGAGATGATACGTTTACTTATGCGGGAATGGAACAATTTCGTGGTAAGTATTTAGTTCAAGATAGAAGAACAAAACAAATATACGAAACACCACAAATTTTGTATATGATGATATCAATGACTCTTTTTAGTAATTATAAAGAGAATCGTATAAAATATGTAAAGGATTATTATGATGCAATATCTCAATTCTATATATCACTTCCTACACCAATCATGGCAGGAGTTAGAACACCAACTAGACAGTTCAGTTCTTGCGTCCTTATTGAATCAGGAGATTCCCTTGACTCTATTAATGCTACTGCTACTTCTATTGTCCGATATATAAGTAAAAAAGCTGGAATAGGAATAGGTGCCGGAGCAATCAGAGCAAATGGTGCAAAGGTAGGAGATGGTTCAGTTGTACATACAGGTTTAATACCATTCCTCAAATATTTTCAAAGTGCTGTCAAAAGCTGCTCTCAAGGAGGTGTACGTGGAGGAGCTGCAACTGTTTATTTACCGGTTTGGCATTATGAGTTTGAGGATTTGGTAGTATTAAAAAATAATAAAGGTACTGAAGAAACAAGAGTACGTCACATGGATTATGCCTTTCAGTTTAATAAGTTGATGTATGAAAGATTACTTGAAGGTGGTAATATAACTTTCTTTGACCCAAATGAAGTACCAGGATTATATGATGCTTTCTTTGTAGACCAAGATTTATTTAAAGAATTATATGAGAAATATGAAAGAAAAACGTCTATACGTAAAAAGACTTTACCTGCCTTAGAAGTCTTTTCGCAATTCTTAACGGAAAGAAAAGATACAGGTAGAATATATTTAATGAATGTTGACCATGCAAATGACCACGGTGCATTCAATGCAAGAAGAGCTCCAATTAAAATGAGTAATCTTTGTTGTGAAATTGATTTACCTACTACACCTTTAAATAGTCAAGATGATACAGAAGGCGAAATATCTTTATGTACATTATCAGCAATCAACTGGGGTCTTATAAATGAGCCACATGAATTTGAAAAGTATTGTGATTTAAGTGTAAGAGCACTAGATGAATTATTAGATTATCAAGGTTATCCAATACCAGCAGCGCAAAGAGGTACAATGAATAGAAGACCTCTAGGTGTAGGTATTATTAACCTAGCATACTTCTTAGCAAAGAGAGGACTTAAATACGATGCATCAGCATATGAAATAATAGATGAATACGCAGAAGCATGGTCATATTATTTAATAAAAAGTTCTGCAAATCTTGCTGTTGAGAAGGGAAAAGTGATATATAATAATGATACGAAATATTCTAAAGGAATACTTCCTATCGATACTTATAAGGAAGCGATAGATAATCTTATAGAACATAGAGAACGACTCCCGTGGAAAGAGTTAAGAGAACAACTCAGAGAAACTGGTATTAGGAACTCTACTCTGATGGCTCTGATGCCCGCTGAAACAAGCGCTCAAATAAGTAATAGTACGAATGGTATTGAACCACCAAGAGCATTGGTATCGTACAAACAAAGTAAGGATGGAGTAATGGCTCAGGTTGTACCTGGATATCACCACCTTAAAAACAAGTATGACTTACTGTGGGACCAAAAGTCACCAGAAGGATATTTAACGATATGTGGAATACTACAAAAATATATCGACCAAGGAATATCAGTCAATACATCTTACAACCCTGAACACTTTGAAGATAATAAAGTGCCAATGTCTGTAATGATAACTGACTTAATCACAGCATACAAATATGGATTAAAACAATTATACTATTTCAACACTTTCGACGGAGCGGGTGAAATGAAAGAAGATGAACATCATACGTATGATGGTACAGAAATAATAGAAGAGGATGATTGTGATTCATGCAAAATTTAAAAGATAAGATAAATCAAAGAATGGATATCCTGCAAGATTGGATGGAGCAAGATTATCATTTAAAAAGACCCGAAGTGGTATATGACCATACCTTAAGTATAAGTAAATTTTGGTCAGTACTTTCTGAAGAAGACAAAGAATATATACAATGTGCACAAGATGCAATAGAAACAAAATCAATAATTTCATGGAGACCTGATGTCAGTACTGGAAAAAAATAAAAAATCACACTTAACACGCAATATGTTTTTCGATAATGGAGTTGACATCGCAAGATACGACCAAGTCAAATACCCACAATTAGAAAAAATTACTGATAAACAATTAGGCTTTTTCTGGAGACCAGAAGAAGTTGATGTATCTAAAGATAAAAAAGACTTCGGAGAATTAACTGCTCATGAAAAACACATCTTCACATCGAACCTCAAACGTCAAATATTATTGGACTCTGTACAAGGTCGGGCCCCGAACCTTGCTTTCCTTCCTATTTCTTCGTTACCCGAAGTTGAAAATTGGATTGAAACTTGGTCTTTTTTTGAAACGATACATTCTCGTTCCTACACTCATATTATTCGTAATATATATCCTAACCCATCTGAAGTATTTGATACAATGTTAGATATTAAAGAAATAACAAAATGTGGTACCGATATATCAAAATATTACGATGAGCTTATAGCAGATAATAATTATGCAACAAATAAAATGGACCATAAGAGGTCATTATATATGTGTATGATGAGTGCTAATGCTTTAGAAGGTATTAGGTTTTATGTTTCATTTGCATGTTCTTGGGCATTTGCTGAATTAAAAAAGATGGAAGGTAATGCAAAGATTATTAAGTTTATTGCAAGAGATGAAAATACTCATTTAGCTGCAACGACAGTTATGATAAGAAATCTAATAAAAGAAGATAAAGATTTTCAAAAGATTGCAAAGAAATATGAAGAACAAGTAGTAAAACTATTTGTCGATGTTATTGAACAAGAAAAAGAATGGGCAAGGTACTTATTCAAAGATGGTTCAATGATTGGCTTAAATGGTACTATATTAGAAAATTACGTAGAATGGATAGGGTGTAAAAGAATGAGAGCATTAGGTTTACCTTGTCCATACACAGTTCCACAAATGAATCCATTGCCTTGGACAGAAAAATGGATATCAGGTGGAAACGTACAGGTCGCACCACAAGAAACAGAGATAAGTTCTTATGTGGTTGGTGGTGTAAAACAAGATGTAGATAACAAAACATTAGTAGGATTAAGTTTATGAGAGAATTAGGAATGAGTTTATTAGGTTGTTTAGCGATAGGATTGTTTTTTGTCGCAAAGGTATATCCAAATCTAGAGTATAGTGGATATTCATCTGAAACAATGTG